CATGGGTGACATACTAACAGAGATTTTGATAAATCAACATAATGAACCGACTAGAACATTCAATACTGAAGAACCTGATTTACAATGATAGTTATTGCCGTAAGGTATTACCATTCATAAGCCCTGACTATTTTTCTGATGATACCGAGAAAGTAGTCTTCAAAGAAGTTAATGAGTTTGTAAACAAATATAAAAGTTTACCAACACATGAAGCTTTGGTAATTAACTTCACAGAAAGTAAATCTCTAACTGAAACACAAGTTAGAACATCTATCAATCTTCTTGATGAAATCTACAAACAAAGAGAAGAACCCACCGAAGAACAATGGCTTATCGAACAGACTGAAAAGTTCTGTCAAGATAAAGCCATCTATAATGCCATCATGGAATCTGTTTCGATTCTTGATGACAAGAATCACAAAACATCCAAAGGTGAAATACCAAAACTCCTAAGTGATGCTCTTGGTGTTTCTTTTGATTCACACATTGGTCACGATTATATCAACGATGCAGAAGAACGATTCGACTTCTATCATCGTGTGGAAGAACGTGTTCGTTTTGACCTTGACTTGTTTAACAAGATTACAAAAGGTGGTTTACCTGTTAAGACTTTGAATATTGCTTTGGCGGGTACAGGAGTTGGCAAATCTTTGTTTATGTGTCATGTGGCTGCCTCCTGTATCAGTCAAGGTAGAAATGTTTTGTATATCACACTTGAGATGGCAGAAGAAAGAATCGCAGAACGAATTGATGCTAATCTTTTGAACATTGACATACAAGAATTACACACAATCAGTAAGCAAGATTATGACCGCAAGTTTGATGTGTTGAGAAGTAAGACACAAGGTAAACTCATCATCAAAGAATATCCAACTGCTTCGGCTTCTACATTGCATTTCAGGTCTTTGTTACAAGACTTGCATTTGAAGAAGAACTTTAAACCAGAAATCATCTTTGTTGATTATCTGAATATTTGTTCCTCTGCTCGTATGAAACCTGGTAATAGTGTTAACAGTTATACTTACATCAAGGCGATTGCAGAAGAATTGCGTGGCCTTGCTGTTGAGTTTGCTGTGCCTATTGTGAGTGCGACACAAACGACAAGAAGTGGTTTTACTAATAGTGATCCAGGTCTTGAAGATACAAGTGAATCGTTTGGTCTGCCTGCAACTGCTGACTTTATGTTTGCTTTGATTACAACTGAAGAACTAGAACAACTTGGCCAGATTATGGTTAAGCAATTGAAGAATCGATATTCAGACCCAAATACCTACAAACGATTTGTAATTGGTATTGACAGGTCAAAGATGAAATTGTTTGATGCTGAACCTGATGCACAGAATGGTATCGTTGATAGTGGTACTGATATACCAGATAAACCTATCAATACTTTTGGTAATCGTGAAAGAAAATTCAATAGTAAATTTGAGGGAGTGAGAGTCTAATGAAAATTGTAAATTTAAACCGTGAGTTTCCAAAAGAAAAACGCAAAAAAGATTTATTGGAAATTATAGATTCATTTCGTCAAAGAATAGTTGATGATGAAATTGATGAATTTGTTATTGCTTCTATGGATCCAAATGATGGTGAAGTGGTAATTACTGTTTGTTGCCAAGATTTTGTAGGTGCAGTCGGCCTATTTGAGATTGGTAAAAATATATTGTTTCAAACAAGCACAGAAGAATGAATTTAGATAAAGAACAGGCACTTCATTGTGCAAATGTATTCTCAAATTACTTTGATAAGTTTGGTCGTATCGATGAGTATATGCGAGAACAAAAAGTGGCATCCATGGCAGAGAGGTCACCTGTACTCTTTGGTATGGGACCTGAAGAAGACTTGTTCTCCGATTTTACAATGTCGCCTGCTGATATGGAATTTGAATTGATTGAGTTACCACAAGACCGATGGGATACTTACTTGAATATGATTTCTTCACATTCAAATATGACGAGTATACCTGGTCGTTGTTTGCGTTTAGCAATACTTGAAAAGAAAACTCAGAAGTGGGTTGGTTTCATTCGTCTTGGTTCTCCTGTTATCAATTGTAAACCTCGTAATGAAATGTTAGGTCGAGTATTCACACAACATGAGGGTGGTGCTCAACGATTCAATCAATGTGCTGCAATGGGATTTGTTATTGTACCTGCACAACCATTCGGTTTTAATTATCTTGGTGGTAAGTTACTGGCTGCAATCTGCACTTCACATGAAGTTCGTAAGATGCTTGATGACAAATATAAAATGAATACTTGTTTGTTTGAAACAACCAGTTTGTATGGTAGTTCGAAGGCAGTATCACAGTATGATGGCATGAAACCTCTGATTCGTTTCAAAGGTCTAACTGATAGTGATTTTATGCCTATGTTACATGGTAAAACATATACTGACCTGAAAAATTATATTGAAGGTATAATTGGAGAAGATTTGGCACCACAAGATGCATCAAGTCGCAAACTGAAAATCTCCAATGCAATGGTCAATCTTATTAAGGTTGCACTTAAAGGTACACCAGAAGGTGATAAGTTTAAATTGACTATTGAGAACGCCAAGAATCTGAATGAACAGAAGCGTTACTTCATTTCAGACTATGGGTTTAAGAATATGATAGAGTTTGTCAATGGTGATTCAGAGAAGTTGATTCCTGGTGAAAACTATGAAAAACACCATCTATCCAACATCATAGAATGGTGGCGCAAAAAAGCCATCAATCGTTTTGACACATTAACAACAGAAAAACGCATCAGGACAGAACAAGAAGTTTGGACAAATGGAACTGTGCTTGACATAATACGATAGTTATGGTAGGATAAATACCTAACAAACTTGGAGATAACTATGGCAACAGCAAATTTTACAACATTGAAAAAGGCTTTGACGGATACAGGCTTAGTTCAAATTTCAGACCCTAAAAAAATGGATGGTCATTTCATTGCACCTAAATCAGCTACAGGTAAAGAATTTGTTATATATTTACCTTCTGATTATTCAAAAAAAGATAGAGGTACTTTTTTAGGTGGTGCGTTAGCATCGTCTTTAAAATCTTTAAAACCTAAATTTTTAGCAAGACATAAAGGGTCATCTGCTGGAGCATTAACCTTTACTGGTTCTCAATGCTATATTATTGCTAAACTTGTTGCATCAAAAGGTGGTGGTGGTAACAAAGGTATTGATTTCGAAAAGAATTTGGAGAAAGATTTTAAGAATTTTATTGCAGATAAAAGTGATTTTATATATAAAGATTTTATTTACGATTACACCTCAAAATTAGGCAAAAAAATTAAATCTGTTGAATCGGTTGGTGGTTTGAATACACCACGTCCACTATCTATAACTGGTGGCGAACTTTATGTTTCTGTGCGTGGCGGTGCAAGAAATGAAAATATTGGTATGGGTCTCGCTGATTTAATGTTAACTACCGCTGATGATAAGAAAATTTCTCTATCATTAAAATATGGCAGCACAGTTACATTTTTTAATTCTGGTGTTGGTAAAATATTTAATGCGGAAGATTTTAAAAATGGTGACTTTTCAAACAGCCCTATCGCAGAAGAATTATTTTCCTTATTTGGTATAGATTCTACAAGATTTCGTAACGTGTTTATGAATTACAGGTCACCTGATCCACTTGCTAAAAAAGGTAAAGCGGAAAAAGATGAAGTTATTATTAAACCCACAGCATCACAAAAACAAAAATTAGAAAATTTTATCCGCACGGTTATTGGACATGGTTATGTTTTAGTACATGAACATAATGACCACAGTATTGATTATTATGATATGACTCCTAAATTCTTAAATAAAGCTGCAAATATTATTTCTGATATTTCTATTTTATATCCAAAAGGTGGTTCTGCTAAAAGGGTTGATATTAAAGTTGAAACTGATATTTTCCATTTAAACTTTAATATTCGTAACAAACAAGGTGGCATTTTGCCATCACATATTATGTGTGATTATAAAATTAAGTGATTATAAAAACAAGGTAAATTAATGAACTTCACACAATTTCTAACCGAAGCAAAAAAAGAAGGTGCAAATCTTCACCTAGAACATATTGAGGATGAGATTCTCAATCGTGGTGTTGTTGGTGCTCGTGATGCAATTAATTTTCTACAATCTCTCCGAGATATGTTGGCAGGTCATGCACAATCTAAAGTGAATGTAACCACGAAATGGGATGGCTCACCTGCAATTTTTTGCGGTATCAATCCTGATAATGGTAAATTCTTTGTTGGCACGAAAGGTGTCTTCAATGCAAATGCAAAGCTAAATTACACCGATGATGATATTGACAACAATCATCCAGGTGAAGGTCTCAATGCAAAACTTAAAGTTGCTCTACGCTATCTGCCGAAACTTGGCATCAAAGGTGTATTGCAAGGTGATATGATGTTTGCAAAAGGTGATTTATCAAATAAAACCTTTGATGGTGAAAACTATATTACATTTCAACCAAACACATTAATCTATGCCGTACCTGCCGATTCTAAATTGGCAAAATCGATGCAAGCTGCACAAATGGGTGTAGTGTTTCATACTTCATACACAGGCAAAACATTTTCTGATATGAAGGCATCATTCAACATTGACATTAAGAATTTAACATCAACTAAAGATGTTTGGTTCCGTGATGCATATTTTACTGATGCATCCGGCACAGCATCATTTACAGAAGAAGAAACAAAAACAATTACTGCAATTCTTTCTACTGTTGGTTCTACATTCAAACAAATAAGTTCTCTATCTCTTGGTAGAATTTCATCAAGTGATACAGTTCGTGAATATGTTAAAACTTTTAACAACACCAAAGTTCGTGAAGGTCAAAAGATTACAAATACAACCACACATACAAGAGAATTGATTAAATGGATTGAAGACAAGCTAAATAAAGATATTCTTTCCGCTAAAATGGAAAAAACAAAGAGAGATAAGACCATAATTAAAAATGATATTATGCGTACTCTCCGTGGTTCTGCAAATGATTTGACAAAAATATTTGATATGCAAAATGGCATGGTTGATGCCAAGAATATGATTATTAAGAAATTGCAACAACTAAGACAAGTAACAAGTACCTTTGTTCAAACAGAAGATGGGTTTAAAGTTACCAATCCAGAAGGTTTTGTTGCAGTTGATAGATTAAAAGGTAATGCAGTTAAGTTGGTTGACAGACTTGAATTCAGTCATTTGAATTTTACTGCACAGAAAAACTGGAGTAAATAATGGCAGAAAAGAAATTTGATTTAAATTCCATTATGGCCGAATACGGCGATAACGATTTTGGTTTTACAGCAATTGATGAAGAAGAATATAATTCTATTATCGCTGAAAAAGAAGATACGGTTGAAGAATACAAGGCACGTTTGCATGAAGTGGAGAAATTAATTCTACCATTTCTAACCAAACTATTACAGACGGCAGACCAACCAATTATCAAATGGCCTAACCGAAAGCCTGTATTAGAATCACAGATTCAAAAAATTCTAAACCTAACTAGAGGATGATATGATTGTCCGTGTTGTAAAAAAGTTAAGAGAGAAGGTAGAAAAAAATATTTTACCAAAATCTGGTGCAGGACAATGGGGTACTAATGAGTTAAAAAATAATTATCTAAAAGGTACACCAGGTCAAAAGATTGCCAGCTTTAGAGAGTATAAGCGACATAAGTAATTAATTAACTGATTGGAATATTATGAAAGATTTGATTATAGGTGCTTGCACCAACTACGATTGGGACAAATTAAAATTTTGGGTCAACTCAATCAATAAATGTGGATTTAAAGGCGATAAAGTTATGATTGCCTTTAACATCTCTTTTGCAACTATTGAAAAACTAACTCAGGCTGGTTTTCAAGTTATTCTTCCTGGTAAAAAAGATGATGACAACGCAATGTTTAAGCATGAGTCTAATTTACCAATTCATGTGGAACGATTCATCCACATCTACAACTACCTACAAACACACGATGATTATCGGTATGTAATTACAACCGATGTGAAAGATGTTATCTTTCAACACAACCCATCTGAAGAAATAGACCAAGAATTAGGAGCAAAGCAACTTTATATGTTTGCTTCTGAAAGTATATACTATAAAGATGAACCATGGGGCAATCAAAATCTGATTGAAACTTTTGGTCCATTCTTCCATAACATTTTCAAAGAGAATGAAATTTATAATGTGGGTGTTCTCGCTGGTCGTGGCCATGCAATGCAAGATTTAGCTGCAATGATTTTTGCCATGTCAGTCAATCGACCAATTCCAATTGTAGACCAATCAACATTTAACTTTATGATTTCACAAGAACCTTATTTGTCAACAGCAAGGTATTGTAAATCAGAAGATGGTTGGGCTTGTCAACTTGGTACAACTGTTGACCCAAGTAAGATACAACAATTCAAACCATTACTATTGGAAGCATCACCAAAAATGATTGCGGGTAATGTTACAACATCCAAAGGAAAAGACTTTACAATCGTGCATCAGTATGATAGAATACCAGAATGGCGCAAAATCATTGAGGAAAAATATAATGACTAAAAGAGTATTAATCACCGGCGGTGCAGGCTTTATTGCACATCACTTAATTGAAACTATTCTGGACACTACAGACTGGACAATTGTATCACTTGACCGACTAGACTTCTCTGGCAATTTAAATCGTCTTGAAGATATTATGAAGAAGTATCCACCTGAACAAAAGAAACGGGTTGAGATTGTTTTTCACGATTTGAGAGCAGAAGTTAATCCACAAACTGCTGGTCTGATTGGTGATTGCCAACTTGTTTTACATCTTGCAGCTGGTTCTCATGTAGACCGCTCAATTGAATTTCCAATGGAGTTTGTGCAAGATAATGTTATCGGTACAGTCAACCTTCTACAATTTTCACGAACACTAAAAAACTTGGAGAGATTCGTATACTTCTCAACAGATGAAGTGTTTGGTCCTGCACCTGAAGGTGTTGATTACAAAGAGAGAGACCGATATAATGCTACGAATCCTTATTCTGCCAGCAAGGCAGCCGGTGAAGAAATGTGTGTTGCCTTTGAGAACACTTATAATATGCCAATTTACGTTACGCACACGATGAATGTGTTTGGTGAACGTCAGCATCCAGAGAAGTTTATTCCCAAAGCCATTCGATATGCTCGTGATGGTGAAACATTAACTATTCATTCAGACAGAAACAAAACAAAAGCTGGTTCACGGCACTATGTTCATGCAAAAGATGTTGCTGATGGTTTGATGTTTATTCTTAATTTACCTGAAGACTACCAAAAAGTTCCTGATTTTGGTGGTGCAAAAATTCCTAAGTTTAATATTGTTGGTCCTGATGAAGTTGATAACTTAGAATTGGCTAAACTAATTGCAGAAGCACAAAACAAGGAACTCAAATATGAAATGGTTGACTTTCATTCATCCAGACCTGGCCACGATTTACGTTACGCTTTGTCTGGTGATTATATGGAGTCTTTAGGATGGAAACCAAAGATTTCTTTGCGTGAACGTATTAAAGATATGGTTCAATGGTCATTAGAGAATGATAAGTGGCTTAAATGAAAATAGCATTGTGTCTATCAGGACAACCTCGTAGTGTAAAACAAGGCTATGAGTTTGTTAAACGCAACATACTAGACGGTAACGATGTTACCGTTTTTTGCCATGTTTGGGAAAGTCCAGAGGTCATAGATATTGAACTCTATAAACCTGAAGCGTATATGATGGAGAAATCTTTAACTGATGATTTATCAAAATACACAAGGTTTCCACCACCACAGCCAAATTGGAAAGTGAAAGATCCAGTCCGTTCAACATATAATCAATTGTATGCTATCTTAAAGTGCAACGAATTAAAACTTGTATATGAAGAAGAAAACAGTATGAAGTTTGATTGGGTTATTCGTAGTCGTTTTGATTTTGCAATCAATGCTAAAATTCCATTTGAACAATTAGATAACAATAAACTTCACATACCTAATTGCCGTATGATACCAAGTCGTGATTTTGGCAATGACCAATTTGCATTTTCTTCATCTGAAAACATGGACAAATATTCTGATACATTTAATCGTATCGATGAATTTTATGATTCGGGTACACAGATGATGTGTGAAGATTTGATGAGTGCAAATTGGAAACAGAAAGGTTTGATTGGTGAGAATCTTGTTTACTGTGATATCAATCACCCGTTTCCTCCAGGTCCATACAATGGAACTTGGCATAGTTTAATTCGTGAGGACTTTGAACAATGGCTTCGTTAGTAATTTGCATGGCTGGTTTGAATACCAGATTCCATGATGTTGGTTTTGATATACCAAAATATCTTTTGCCTTGGGGTGATGAAACAATCATTCATTCAATACTTAAAAATTTAGGTGAGTTTGATGATGTTGTTCTTTTGGCTAACAAGAGAGATGAATATTTCAAAAACAAATTAGTCAAAACTATTGAACCATTGGGTTTAAATAGTGGTAATATTTTGTATATTGGTGACACGAATGGTCAGGCACATACTGCATACATCGGTGCAAAATCTGTAAAAGACCCATCACAACATTTCTTTGTTCATAATGCTGATACACTATTAATTGGCAGAGATTTTAAAGAGATTGAAGGTTTAATGGCTGATGCATATATCGATGTGTTTATCGCCAACAATCCAAAATACTCTTATGTCAGGTCAAAAAATGGTTTGGTTACTGATATTGTAGAGAAAGATACCATATCACCTTTTGCCAGTTCTGGATTGTATGGGTTTTACAATGCAAATTTGTATGAACAAATGTATGAAGAACTATCAACAGAATTTAAATTTGGTAAAGAGATGTATATTGCCAATGTTTTAGATTTTATGATAGACAGCGGTAAATCAATCGGATTAAACACTCTGAATGATAGTTATGAAACAATTGTTCTTGGTAGTCCACAAGAATATGGCCTTGAATTGGCAAGAATGAGTTTGAAATGAAAATAAAAGACTTGAAGGGCGGTTCTTTAAGTACCACAGAGTTACATGAAATTGATGGTGTTCGTTATGTTAAAAAGAAAATCAATCTCATTAAAGAAAGAGAATATGGATTTGTTCGTTGGTATTCTCAACTGAAGAAGATACAAAGATACTCTGTTGATTTTCCAAGTTTGTTTCCAAAAATTATTAATGTTTCATATGAAACAGACAATGCAGTTTTGACTTTGCAACACATGGATGGTTTTAGAGATATCAAAACTATTCTATCTGAAGATAAATTAACTGAACAACAGATTATAAAAATAGTAGATGCTGTTTGGAAATCATTTGCTTTATTACATTCTAAAACTTATTCACCAATTATTGGTGCACCTAAGTTATATTATAAAGAAGAAGTAAGACAAAAATTAAATGATGCTTTGATGAATGAAGAATTTCTACAATTTTTCGGTCATGCTAAAGCTGGAGTATTTGAATACAATGGTGAGATAACTCATGGTATATTTTCTTATCTTGATGAATTGGAAAATGTGTTCTTTGATTTGAAACTTTCTTCGGAAGAAAACATACATGGTAATCCAACATTGGAAAATATGTTGTATTCATTTGAAGAAGATAGAGTTGTTTTTATTGACCTCTATGAAGAAAGTATGATGGACACTAAGTTCTTAGATTATGCACAAGTGTTACAATGCTCACGCAGTCATTATGGTTATATAAATGACCGTGATGTTATTGTTACTGATTCAAGTGTATCTCATAATTTACAAATACCAAAAAACTTTGAGAAATTTAATTTCTATTTTGAATTGAAGATTCCAAACAATTGGGTTAAGTTGGTAGATATATTAGAAGCCACACAATTCATTCGTATGTTACCATTCAAATGTCGTGCTGGTGAAATTAAAAAGGCAAAGTTTTTCTATGTTCACGCCTGTAATTTATTAGGTAAGGTTTTAAAATAATGGAAAATGTATTAGTTAATTTTGACAATTTTAAAAGAACTTGGTCTGTTAAGGCGGAGTTACCAATTTCTTTTACTGTCAAATACTCAAGTGATATCTTCAACACAACCAACCAAGATTTGTTATCTTATGGTGATTCACAACGTAGGTTGGTTGTTATTGACAAAACTGTTTATGAAATTTATAAAACAGAATTGCACAACTATTTTGATAAACACAAAGTTCAATTAGAATTATTTGTGTTGGATGCAATAGAAGAAAACAAAGACTGGAAACATACAGATGAAGTTCTGAAGTTCTTTGAACGGGTTGGTGTTCTTCGTAGAGAACCAATCGTTGCAATTGGTGGTGGAGTTTTGTTAGACCTTGTCGGTTTTTGTTGCAGCATCTATCGCCGTGGTATTCCTTACATTAAGATACCAACAACATTACTGGCTATTGTCGATGCATCAGTTGGTGTGAAAGTGGCAGCAAACCATCTTGAAAGACGTAATCGCATTGGTGCATACTATCCACCGATTGCTACCTTTCTTGACAAAAAGTTTATTAAAACACAAAACGATAGAGATATCGTTAATGGTATCGCAGAGATTTTCAAACTAGCAGTTATCAAGAGTGAAGAATTGTTTGTCTTACTTGAAGAAAACTATGAACAATTAATCAATGAGAAGTTTCAATTTGGTGCTGTGCCTGTTCGTGTAATTAATCTTGCTATCACAGGTATGATTGAAGAATTGGCACCAAACCTATGGGAAAAGAAACTAGACAGATGTGTTGACTTCGGTCATTCTTTTGGTCCGTTGATTGAGATGCAAAATTTACCTAACCTGTATCATGGTGAGGCTGTTGTATTGGATTGTTTATACAGTTCTTGTATTGCAGAAGTTCGTGGTTACATTACGATGGACCAATTAAGAAGAATTTTTAAGTGTGCTAAGAATCTAAAACTACCAACATGGCATCAAGATTTCTCCAAGGTTCGTTTACTTGAATCTGCATTAGAAGATACAAAGAAACACAGAAATGGCAATCAATATCTTCCTGTTCCAATGGGTATTGGCCAATATACAATGTTGAATAATGTTACAGTAGATGAGTTGAGATTGGCTTCTGATTTATTTGAAGAAATTGAAGCATGAAAACTATTCTAATTACTGGCACAACAAGTGGTCTTGGTGCTACAATTGCATATGATTACATTGAAAAAGGTTGGAATGTAATTGGTTTTTCTCGTAGTGAATCCATATTCAATTATCCAAACTACAAACACTATCAAGTTGACATTAGTAATTTGAATATGGTTTATAAGGCCTTTGAACAAATTGCTGATACGAAAATTGATATTCTGGTCAACAATGCAGCCACATTCACAATGAAATCATTTTCACGAACTAGCCTTGATGAGATTGATACTATAATTGATATCAATCTTAAAGGTGCCATGTATGTAACTAAGTTTGCATTGAAGAATATGGAAAAAGGCAGCCGCATATTCTTTATCAACTCAGTTGCTGGTTTGGAAGAATTAGAAAATCAATCTGTGTATTGTGCCTCAAAACATGGTCTTACAGGATTTGCTGGTGTTCTTGGCCAAGAATTGCGACCAAGAGGCATTAAAGTAACAAGTATTCATCCTGGTGGTATTGATACTCCTCTATGGAGTAGAGATGTACCTTACCCATGCGGTGATGTAAGTAAGGCAATCTCACCAATAGAGGTTGTAAAATTGATTGATTTCGTGTATAATAGTAAATTCAATATTGAATACAAAACCATCAAAATGTTTCCTGATACAGAATGGCATCAATGAGTATTATACCAAACAACCACCTTTTTATAGTTACCTCTGCTCTCAATACGGGCATAGGTGTTATTGATTTTGAAACCCGTGTTAATCAAACGATGGAAACTTTGAAGGTTCTCCGTGAGAGAGTGCCTCAAGCAATCATTACTTTGACTGATGCATCATCAAAGCCAGTAGACAAATCTATCATGGATGAAATGTCGAAATACAGTAACATAAATTTAATATTTCACAATGATAGTGACCTATGTACACTTGCAAATGCTGGATTAAAATCACAAGCAGAAATTATACTGTTACACAAAACACTTTCAATGTTCAAGATGAACGCTGATTTGTTAAAAGTAATGTCAAGTGTAAAGAGAGTTTACAAGTTGTCAGGTAGAACAAATTTGATTGATGGTTTTGATATTGAAAGATACAATGATGAATCTTTATATGGTAAATATGTTTTCAAGAAACGCATACCATCATGGATGCCCATTGATAAACAAGTTAATGTTGGTGCAGACCACCTTCTAATTACAAGAATGTATTCTATCTGCATCTCTCTGCTTGATAACTATCACAAAACACTACCTCTGATTTATCAATCGGTGAATGAAAATTCTATTGATACAGAACACTCACATTATAAACATATAGATAAACAATACTTGATTGAATTTGATAATTTGTATTGCCAAGGAACTATGGCATCAACAGGACTTACGGAAACATATTGATGATTGATGATAAACTAATTGAAGAAATTGCACGACAAGCAAAACCAAAATATCAACAAGACTACACTAACTTTAATCCTGAAAAAGATTATGTGATGTATTCTGGCCAGATGTGGGACCAAGATGAGTTCGCAGCTGGTCTTAAATCTTTTCTAACGGGTAAATGGTTGCCTGCTGGTGAAAAGGTTGAACAATTTCAAATGAAGTTTTCAAAGAAGTATAACGTGAAGGCTTCACACATGGTTAACTCTGGTTCATCTGCCAATTTGGTGATGATAGCCGCAGTTAAGAGTCATCTAAAATGGCAAGATGGTGATGAAGTCATTGTTTCACCTGTAGGATTTCCAACTACTATTGCAC